GCAGCAGCAGTAGGGTCAAAATAAAATTGAGCCTGCATAGGTACAGAACCAGCATAAGTTGTTCTTGAATTGTCTCCACCGTTCGATCTAACGAATCCAGTGAAAGTTGTTTTATTTGCCATTTTTTTATCCTCCAAGTTATTTTAACATAGTCTCTTGGCCGTCGACTATACTCGTCTATGTTAAAAGTTAATTGTATAGTAAGTAATTTATACTTGATATTTGTGAAAAGTGCAAGGGATCTTATAGTAGAAGTACGATTTCTAGCGATGTAGTAGCGTTTTATTAAGTAGCTACTGAGACTTCTGGTGCAGCATCTTCTATTTTACTAAGATGACTAGCTTCTTTAGCTTCAGCCGTCTTAATATGATTGATAACATCTTTAATTTTGTTATCGATCCTTACCATATCGAGAGTATATCTTCCCTCTTCGTTATAGTGCTGCTCCCACTGTAGTTCTAAGCCCCTCTTCTGTTTGTAAAGGGATTGAACGTGTGTCTGCATTATTGACCTCCTCATAAGTCAACCAAGTTTTACGTTTATTGTAAAACTGTGAATCTTCCCATACTATATCATTTTGTCCTAGTTTGTCAACTATAGCATTTTCTAATGCTTGACTGCTATCTTCACATTCAACTGTGAATTCGCAGAAGTATCCTCTAGATCTAATTTTAATACGAAAAGTTTTCATGAGTATCTTTCATTATAAATTTAAATTGGGGCAGAATTGTGTCTGCCCCAAAATATTTTAGGTATTACGCACCTTCAACGCCGAAGATACCTCTAAAGTCAGAAACTCCAAATGAGTATCTTTCTCTAGCTTTGTATCTAACGTTACCAGTATCGAAATCTCCTTCCATCGCTGTTTTAATAGGCGATCTATTGAAGTATTTCATACCATTAGGTACGTCAGTAATGATGTAATACGCATCAGTGTCTGTTAAGAAATTGTTCACTCTGTAACCTTGAGGAACCATTCCCATAGAAACGATTGCGTTTATATCATTGTCAGCAGTACCAACTCTACCTTGAGACTTCATCAATCTCTCAGCTGTAAATTGAAGTTCAGAAGGAACAATCATTTTCACGCCTCTTGCAGCAATTTTCAGACCTCTTTCGTCTGTCATTGCAGCAATGTCGATTAAACATTGTTCAAGCGAAGTTTCATTTAAGTCTGCTTGAGTTGTTAAAGTATTTTTAACAGTACCTGCGATTGTTGGGTGAGCAGTGTTAAATAATGAAACACCATCCCCTGAATCGAAAGCATCGTTAGAAGGTAGACCATTTATTAATGGAGCTACTGCTTTAACTTGTTTTGTGTTTGCCATAGATCTAGCTAATGCTTTTGTATATCTGCTAGCAAGTCTGTCATACAAGTTGTCCTCAATTGCTTCTTCAGTTATTGAGAAGGCAAGAGCCACAGTTTCGTGTGTGTATCTTGCAGTGTAAGTCTCTTGAGCATTGTCAAAAGTTACACCTGAACCTTCTGGTTTAACTTGAGCTTGAGCAAAACCTGATAACATTACTTCTTCTTCAAACGCTCTGTCTGAAGATTCAGTAGCATATATTTCAGCATGCTGATTCTCGTATCTTTTATATTCCAAGCCGAATAGAGCATTCAAACCTGGTTCTAGTTCTTTAACTAGTTGTCCTCGTGATATAGCCATAGTTTTTCTCCTCTATTATATGCCTGTTGTTACTTTAAGATTGTGTTCATTGATCATTACAACCCAATTAACATAGCCAGAAGCTAAGTCTGAATTGTCAGGATCTTTTGACACACCTATGATTTTAAGCTGTGCTGAATTTGTGCTTAATGTAGCATTATTCAATACTGCTTTTGATACATAGTTTGCTGAGTCACCAGCTGCAAGAGCGATATCCGCATTGTTAAACACGTCAGTCTGCTCAGAAGCAGTTGAAATGTTTGTTTGGATCTCGAATCTTTCATATGGATCGTCTGATACGAACGCAACAATGTCACTTGCATTTACTTGTGCATAGTGATTTGCCCACGTCGGTTTTTTAGTTGTAGGATCAGTGTAAAACACCCCGTTTAATGAACCAAGGATATTTCCGCCTGCAGCACCTTGATCTATTGTTCCAGCCGCAGTCATTTTAACTGGGTCTTGGAAATAGATAGTTGTGCTATCATTTGCCGAAATACTGTATTCACTTAAACCTTGATTGTCTCTGTTCTGACCTACTTTTCCAATTGGTTTTAAACCAAATGGTGCGTTTTTATTTGCCATAGTAGTTTGTCCTCCTTAGACATATTGTTTAAGTGTACTCTGTTGGTTTGAGAAATTCTATAATTAGGATTTCTTAGTACCACCAAAAGTTACACGAGTTTGTCGATCAATATTGATCGGCATACTTGGGTGCTGTTCCTTCATTAAATCGTTATCTACTGCTTCAACGTTTTCTCTGGCTTGTTTTTTATAATAGTCAGCACGTTGTTGCGCGATTTCATCAGGTACCCTTGCCAGCACAAGGCCACCAACTCCGATCACTCCCTTATATTTGCCGTCTTCGACAATCGGATAATCTGAATCAGGATATTCATCAGCTCTTACAAGCTCGTATCCAGATCTTATTCTTCCTGCGACATTCTTAGTGTCTTGGAAGCCAAGAGTTTCAGTTCTTATCCATCTGTGCCTAAATCCAGTAGGCGCAGGGGGCGCATCTAAACTTGATGGTGGAGACCAAACTTTAGGTCGAGAATCTTTTTCTCTAGTTTGACTCGCACGCGAGGTCTTATTTGTTTTTTCGTTTTCCATATGCCTTATACCTCCTTCGTGATATTTAATTGTTTCGCATATTCTTCAAGTGGCACACCTAATTTTTTAGCTATTGCTACCTGTGATGGTGTGAGCCTCACAGTTCTGCGACCAGATTTTGTACTTCTTTTTGCAGATGCAACTGTCTGTACAGGCTTGGTCGTTTCCGCCGTTTGCTGTATTGTAGCAAATTTGTGGGGAAATTCAAGTCTTATTCTTTTATCTATTTCAGAATAATATTCATCAGATTGAGGATCATATCCCTCTTCTTCTGTAAGCTTCTTATGTAGATCAAAAGCCGTATAAGTCATAGCACTATCTCTACCAAACCAAGTGTTTTTATCAGCCCATTGTTCAGCTTTAGGGTCTGGTGTAGCTTGTTGTGCTTCTTGCCTATTTAAATTTAACTCAGGTTTTCTAACCTCAGTTTCTTTAATTTGTTCTTCTTGTTGAGCTTTTACTTCTAAGAATCTAGCTTGTTTATAACCTAATTCAGATATAGCTGTTAAAGCTTCTGATTCAGCTTGTAAATTATTTGCTTCTCTAGCTGCTGCTAATTTAGCTTTTGCAGATTCTAATCCAGATTTAATGGAGTCTTCTGTAGACTTCAGGTATCCGGGTTCTAGCTTAGAAAGTTTTGCATCAACTCTTCTTTTATCATCAAGAACTTTTTGAGCATAAGAAATAGCTTCTTCTTTTTGTCTCTCAGATTCTCGCCATTTTTTAGTAAGCTTTGCAATTCTTTTTTGAACGCTTTCAGAATATTCTTTTAATTCGTCAGGTTCTTGAGCATCTTTCTTAGGCTCTTCTTTTGTTTCACTAGTTTGAACATCAGACTGCTCACTAGATTTCTCAGATGAGTCATTGGACTCAGTATTGTTTTGATTATCTTTTTCATTTTGAACCTCCAGTTCATTTTCGTTTTCTTTAGAATTATCTTCTAATTCTATTTCTGCACCTGGACCAGATGTATCTATGTCCACTGTTTTGTTTTCTTGTTGCATAGTTTCCTCCTATGTTTGTTGTTAATATTTATGAAGTATGTCTTCGGGATTTTCGATGGTTGCTAAAACTTCATCATCATTTAGCAATCTAACTTCCCCACCATCTATCTGGATTCTTGATCCAGCATATCTTGCAAAGATAACCCAATCACCTTTTTTACACCAAGGTCCTTCAGGGTATCTTTCTTTATCTCTATAACAATCAGGTCCTTGTGCTAATACAAGTCCACAAGTTGATCCAATTTGTTGACGTTCTAAAGTTTCTTGACCTAAATATAATCCGCCACGAGTTTTCTCTGGCATTTTAAATGGAAGAATTAACATTCTCCATCCAGTTGGAATTGGTAATTTTGAAATTTCTTTTTTTTTTAATCGTTCGTAACCTTCAACTTCTTCTTTATTAAGAGTTTCGTATTTTTCTTCTAAAGCTAATTTAGTCTTTGGTATTTCCGCTGTCTTGTCCGAATCGGACGACGTTTGTGAGATCTTGTTCTCGCTCATTTTTTTGCTCCTTTGGTTTTAGCAGGCTAGAGATTTCCTGTGATATTTTTAAATAGGCATGTGCCTGACCCATCATATACTTGTATTTCTCCATATTGTCAATACCCCCACCAATCATAGCATCACCTATGTTTTGATAGTTTTCTTTTAAGTATCTTTGAACTTTATTTATTATAGTTAATTCGTCTTGTTCCATATTTTTACCTTTCTTTGTTGTTT